TGGTCTCCGAGGTCAGCACCGTGTCCGAGGTCGCCGGACCCGAGGTGTCGGTGGTGAGACCCATGAACCGCGCCGGACCCATCGCCGGGACGATGATGTAGCCGTTGGTCGATGCGGGCGTGGTGCCGGTCATGGTGTCGGCGGTCCCAACCCACCAGCCGTCCACGGTGAGAACGGTGGTCGAGTTCGTCCCGATGTTGCCGTAGACCGGAGCGGTCGTCAGGCCAGTCACCGGGCAGACGACGCGCATCCCCTTGTACTGGTCGGCGGTCATGCCGCCGCCGGACGGAGTCGCCGAGGTCGAGGACGAAGCGGTGAGCGCGCCGTCCTTGCCGGGCAGTCCACCCATCGTGTTGTGCAGCCAGTCCATGCCGACCGTGGTCTTCAGGTTGGTGGCCCAACCGAGATCGACCACGCTGCCGGGCTTGCCGAACTCGCCTGAGGGGCCGTACTTGATGTAGGCGTGGACGAAGTTCGGACCAAACTCCAGCTTCTCACCCATGAACCGACCACGGGTAATCATCACCCGCAGGTCTTCGTTGATCTTCTCGATCACTTCCATCTGGGAACCGGCCACCCGCGGCTTGGGGCGGCTAAAACGCAAGAGATGCACGTTTTTCTCCTTCTGCCGCCGCCTCAAACGGGGGCTCTGCTGTGGCTAGGATGCCGTGACGGCGACGTTGGCCTGGGAGACCCCTGTCGCATCCAAACGGAGGTTGGCCGTCCACGATCCCGCTGATGGGACCACGACGCCTGCCCAGACGTACGCGCCGTTGACGGAGTCCGGCGTGAACCGGGGCGAGGTCAGGCTATCCGCGCCCGTCTTGTCGAGCGTGATGTAGTACAGGATCGCGGGGCTGTGCGGATACGTGGTCGTCTGGTAGCCGGTCGCCGTGTTGGCAGGCGCGGCCGAGACCGTGAGATTGATGGCGCTCCCGTGTACCGGGGTGGCGTTGGACGTGGCGATCGCGGTCATGGCTCCTCCTATCCCTTTGGTCTCGGCCAGGTGAGGTTCCGATAGCGCTCGTAATCGAAGCGCCAGTCGCCGAGGTGGCCGCCTCGGTTGAATGGAGTGTCGAAGGTTTCGCCGCCCTGCTTCTGGCCGCCCCACTTCTGGGCGTAGTAGGCATCGTTGGCGGTATGCGAGAGCCCGTTCCATGAGCGCATGGCCGGATCGGCCATGATCGTCGCGGAGCCCACGTGCGTCCCGGTGAACCCAGCCTCGAACCGAGGCAGCCTCCCGAGATCGATCCGGCGCGCGAAGTCGAGGTCCTCGTCGTAGCCGTTGATGTACGCCTCATCGAACATGCCGATGGCGTTGATCGTGTGACGAGTGATGGCGAAGGCCGCCATGCCGAGCATGAAGAAGATGGCAGCGGCGCCGGGGATGACCGTCTCCTCCAACCGGGCCAAGTCCCCGGCGCCGAAGGTGAGATCGTGATTGACGATGAGCCACCACCGAGCCTCGGGGGTGACCTTCATGCCAAGGTTCCAACTGGCCGCGACCCCGAGGTTGTGGCCTGTCCGAATGACGCGCCCCTCGCCCGTGCCGTCAGGTAGCTCCAGTGGTGGCGTCCAGAGACCCGGCACCACGTCGCCGTTGTCGATGACGACGATCTTCTCGACCGGGTGATCGATCGAGGCGAGCATCGCGGTGAGAAGTTCGGGCCGATTGAGGATCGGCACGATGAGCGCCGGGATGCTCACGGATAGTTCCGGTAGTAGTGGTGGACCACCTTCGGCTCGAAGTGGAACGTCACGCCGCCCTCGACCATGCGCTGCCACATGTCCGAATCTCGTGTCCGGCCGCGCGCCGTGGCACATTCCATGTCGTAGCGATACGACAGGCTCGACCGGTAGATGTTGGCGCCAGGCACGAACGCGGCGTCGCGGACCGGGTAGTCGCCATACAACTGCCCGGTGAAGGCGCCGTTCTTGTAGGTCTGGCTGATGCCGTAGGCGAAGTCCACGTTATGCGACAGCGCCGCCTGCAACAGGACCTCGTTGTGCTCGGGCACGATCTCGTCGTCGTCGTCCATCGGGGCGACCCACTCACCGCGGGCATGGTCGAGGCCGAAGTTCATCGCCTCGATACCGAGGATCGCCCAGCGATCGAAGTAGTTGTCGGTCTCGGGATACCACTGGTGCGGCAGGTTCCAGAAGCGGACCCGACTGTCGGTATCGACGAGGTCCTTCATCGCCGCGACCGTCTCGCCGTCCGTGCCGTCCCCGACCACGAGTAGTTCCCAGTCGGGATCGGTCTGGGCGAAGACCGACGGGATGGACCGCTCCATCAGCAGGTCCGCCCGGTTATAGGTCGGGATGATGATCGAGATCACGCCGCGGCGACTTTCGCTTCCTCGAAGTACCTGACCGTCCTTGACACTCCGGTCTCCAGTGGAATGAAGTCCGATCCGTCCATCCCCAGCGGTTCCAGCGTCTCGGGATGCCCGAGGACGACCGAGTTGGCGTCCTCGCCGGGCCGCATCGGGATGTGGACGACCTCGACGTGCTTGCCGGTGACGGCCGCTGCCTGCTCGACCACCACGGCCGCGATCTCGTTGACGGTCGTCGGATTGCCCGATCCAGCCTCGACCGTGACGAGCTTGCCCTTGTCCGTCTCCAGGAGGGCCGCGACGAGCACGCGAGCCACGTCACTGACGTAGATCATGTCCATGATCTGCTCGCCGTCACCGTAGATTTCGATCGGGTCACCGGCCAGTGCCCGGCACACGAAGGCGGGCATGATCTTGCGGACCTTGGACGGCCCATAGGGTGCCGCGGCGACCTGCCGAGGACCGTAGGCGTTGAGCGCCCGGACGATGGAGATACGGGTGCCCCGGTACTTGTTCATCATGTCGGCGAACCGCTCCATCGTGTTCTTGGTGATGGAGTAGGTGTTGTTCATCCAGTAGTTGCCGACTGCGATGTTGACCAGCGGCACATCGTACTGGGCGCACGCCTCGAAGACGTTGAGGCCGCCGAGGATGTTCGTCTCGGCCGCCGGGCGGGGATTGTTGATCGTCTCCTGCGTCCCGAGCACGCCCGCGAGATGGATGACTCCGTCCGCATGGGCGACCGCCTCGGTCGTCGAGGTCGCATCGCGCATGTCCCCGAGGACGATCTTCGGCTCGGCGATCAGCGGCTTGCCATCGCGGATGACAAGGAACGGATCGCTCGGACGAAGCCGCGTATCGAGCACGGACACGTCGTAGCCGAGGCTGAGTAGCTCCTCCACCACGTAGCGGCCGATGAAGCCGTTGCCGCCAGTTACCAGGATGGACCTCATTTGGCCTGTCCCAGCAGGGTGTAGTAGCTCTTGGACAGCACGTCTTCGGACAAGGCTCGATACCTCTCTAGGATGTCGGTCTGATCCAGGCCGCGCTGGGTAAAGAACGAGTAGTGGACGACCAGTGCCCGCCCGTTGACGACGTTCGTCTGCCGGAGGTAGCGGGGCCACTCCTCGGTCAGGAAGATTTCCTCATCGCGGTTGTGCGTCGGGCCGCCCCACATCTTCACGCTGTCGCCGACCCACAGAAAGTTGCTGATCGAGAACCGCCGACCGTCGAGCGGCCACGGCTCGTCAAAGAGCCAGTTATCCACCTCGCCGTCGCGGGCCGAGTTGAGGAACTGCTCGTGCAGGGCGACGGCGAAGTCGAGCGATCCCCAACCGATCGGGTCCATGCACCATGGAGACTGGACGCTGCCGTGCTCGCGGCCGATCCGACCGGCCGACTGGTGAATCCAACTGACGACCGCGTTGTTGAGGATGTTGCCCATGATGAGGAAGTATTCGGGGTGGGCCTGCCGGAGCTTGACCATCTCCTCGAAGTACCGCGGATGGACGTACACGATGTCGTCGTCGAAGCGGAAGTAGTACGTGCCCGGCGTCTGGGCCAGTTCGTAGAAGAAGCCGGTGTTGTACTGCTTGGGGTGCAGGACCTCGGCGCTGGGATTGGGCACGCACTTCACCCAGCCCTCGTAGATACGCTCCTGCTCGTGCGCCCACTCGACATCCTCGACCTGCTCTGGATCGGTGTTCATCCAGAACTGGACCTGGTCGATGATCTCCCGGTCGCGGCGCAGGTAGTTCATCAGGATCGACACGGTCCGCTTGCGACCGTAGGGGATGCAGACTTCGATCCGCTGCCCATTCAGCATCCGGCGGCTCCCTCTATCAAGTCTGCGACCAGCCGATCTCGAAACTCTCGGTCTCGATCGCACCACTGGCCGCACTGGCTGCGACCTGCTCCTGGATCACGACGTAGCGCGTCGTGTCGTTGTTCGCGTCGTAGGTATTGGCGTCGAAGATGTAGCGGCGGCCGTCCGCCATGGTAGTCGTTGCGATAGTGCTCGTGGAAGCCGTCGGCGTGGCCGGATCATCGGTCACGCCCATCCGCACGATGACACCATCAGGCAGGTCCCCGTCGCGCTCGATCCAGAAGTTGGTGAGCGTGTGACCGTTGGCGACATCGACCTTGACCCGCAGCCACTTCTCGAACGAGTTGGTGCCCGGCGCAACCTCGAACGAGGTCCGGTTCGGAGCGGAGTTGATGGCGTTGTCGGCACTGATGAGATCGATCCCGCTCACGCCCGCGGACTCGGTCCCGGCATTCGTCCCGGTATAGACGCGCAGCGTCGTCACGGCGTCCGTCATGCGGGCGCCTTCGCCTGAGCTTCCTTGACCCCGGCCGGGCCGGTGGCGTCGGCATTGTCCTGTGCCGTCTGGGCGACGGTCTTGGCGTCCGCCGCAAGCTGGGCCAGTTGCTCCTCGCCGATGTACTTCGACGTGTTCAGATCGAGCATCCCCTTGGGGGTCTGGACGATGAGGTGGTTGAAGATGTTGTCGTCGTCGTCTGTCCGCCCGATCGGCTGGCGGCCGTCCATGACGCGGGCCTCGTTGACCGACTTAGTCGGCACGCCCGGCATGGCCACCCGGTTGATGTTGGCCTTCTGCTCGGTCTCGTTGAGGTTCAGCGCGGTGAACGCGAACTGGAGGTTGTTGTCCCGGCCGCCGAACGACTCGTCCCAGACGTACTCGCGGGTGATGTAACGCTGGACGCAAGCGAGCAGTGATCGCAGGCCGCGATCCTCGGTGTTCTCCTGCTGGGCCGTGGCCGACGAGCGGTTCACGTCGAACGTGATGCCGAGGTCCATGGGCGAGAGCCCGTACACGACCGCGATGCAGCGCAGCAGCAGGTCCTGCCACTGGCCGAACTGCATGTCCTCGTTCGAGTAGCCGAAGGGCATGAACGACGGGTTCTTGAAGCCGCCGATGATGGCCATCGCGCTCTGGCCGAAGACATTGGACTGGAAGTAGCCACGCGCCCGCTCAACGTCGGTGTCGATGGCCGAGTCGCCGATGTTGAGCGCGCCGTTGGGCGGGGCACCCATGACCATCCGGCGGTTGTACTCCATGGCCTGAAGCTCGGAGTCGATCACCGTCAGGAGGACCTGGATCGGGCTGATCCCGAGCGCACTGATGGACCGCGGGTTGTCCATCAGGTACATCATGTCCTCGTTCTTGAACGTGGCCCTGATGCGCCCGTCGGGGACGTAGAAGTAGCGCGGCTTGTCGGGATCGGAGCCGTCCCATTTCTCGTCGATCGCGATGTACTCCGACGGCGTCGGCCACAGTTCGGCGATCTCGCTGCTGCCCGGATAGCGGACCTTCTCGATCGCCGACCCGTCCATCACCAACAGGTCCTCGACCACCTCCTGGAAGAACGAGTGCGCGCTGATGTTGCGCGCGTTCGGAGTGTCAAGCTGGGTCGCGATCCGCTTGGCGAGGCGCTTGTTGTCGCGGCCCTCGGGGTCCACCTTGACGATGTCCCACTGGGCGCTCGCGATCTGGTCGCGCCTGATCTTGATGGCTGCCCGGACCCACGGCGTCAGCGACAGCGCGCGGTACGTCCTGGCGTTGCCCTGCCACGACAGCGCGGCGTTGGTCGTCACCAACTGGAAGCCGCCGGTCTGGGTCACGATGTTCGGGTTGTTCTGCGGTCCCGACTTCGGCGACGGGAACGCCCACGCCTGCATCCCCTCCCAGCCGGGTCCGGCAAGGGTGATGAGTTGCGGAACGACGGGCGGGTTCTCGAC